TGCCCCTTCGGACTGCCATCCGTGGGGCTTTTTCTTCGATTGTTGCTAAAATGCTAAAATATCCAATTAAAAATATAACCACCATCCAAAACATTGCGTCCAGTGCATCAACGCCAGTGTATAGCAGCGATACCATCAACAATAGTGCTGCGGCACCGGATAGGGTGGCAGATTTAAGGTATAGGATTATCTGCTTCATCGGTTCCATCTCCCTCATTTAAAAATTCTGCGAATTTCTCTATGTTGATTAAAAACTTGCTACCCGTCCGAATGTGGACGATTTTCCCCTGCAAGCACAGTTTCCGAATCCGGTCATAGCTGATGCCGGTTGCGTTGCTTGCCTCCCGGATGGTCTTCATTGTCGGGATTGTCATGGCTCTCACACCTCCTTCTCCTTTTATAGTTCTTGTAAATATCCTTGTATTAATTCCACCGCTATGATAAAATTCTTTCATCAAACATATATATGGGGGTACTTTTTATGAATGTATTTATTGCTCTTGTTTCTTGCTTACTTTCTACGATATCTGTATCCATACTTGTTAAAAACGAAGTTGCTCGATGCAAAAATGAGAAAATGAAATTAATCATCACTCCACAGAAGAAAATTTCAAACAATGCAGATAAATTGTTTTACTTGTATCTGACATTTTCAAACGAGTCCGCCCTCCCAATATCAATCTTGAATTTGAGACTTTATGAATCCGGAGACTATTCCTCCACTCATCTTTCTGAAGGCTATAGTGACGGGTTCCTTACCATTGATTCTGCCAATGTAGCATCAACCAATCGAATATCCAGGAAATATGAAATTGATTACGATGCTCTTTCAATCACCACTCCTTTTGTCATAGAGCCTTATAGCGCATTTGGCGGTTATTTTGCTTTCCATGAAGGCGGAGATGATTCATTTATCATTGGAAATAAAGACGTGGAGCTCTTTGTAACCACTTCAAGGAAAATATACAAAATTTAAATGCACCTTAGTTGGGGCAATTTTTACGACATCTCCTATCAAGATAATGGTGATATATTTGGACTTGCAGTTGGCGGTAAAAGCCATCAAGAAACTTCCATCCCAGACAATTACCGGTAATTGTAACCCACGTTGTATTTCTTCTTTTTATACTTGACGTCAGCCCCGCAATATGGGCATTTTCCAGTTTTGGGTTTTATAATTATGTACCTTCGAAAATGTCCATAGTTGCATTTAGGGCAAACCGCCTTTACTGATCTGTGAGTCTTGTACCTTTTTTTTCGGGCTCTATCTTCTTTGAAATTCCCTGCTGTCATCTGAATTATTGAAATCAATATGAACGCTTGCATCATCAAAGTCATAATTTGTATGATCGTAAGATACATTCTTTCACCTCCTCTCAAGATCCAGCAAGTGGATTTATACCGCTTCTTTATCTTGATTCTTATTATTCGCATATCATGCGACAAATTGACTAAAAAAAATTGCGTTTGCTTCTTCCTTTTTGAGTTTCAAAATATTGACAATCATATCCGCTTCTCTAATAGAAAACTCTTCCCCATCAGAATTTAATCTTCTATAAAATGTGGCTCTATTCATGCCAAGGGCAAGTGATAGTTCTTCTACATTCATACCATGTTCTATCATCTTTCCACGTAATTTATTTGTATTTACCATGGTCTCACCTCCTTTGATTAATTCGCATATCATGCGACTACCTACATGATAACTTATCACATAGAATAAGTCAATACTTTTTTCGCATAATATGCAAAATATAGTTGCAACCATGCGAATACTATGCTACTATGTTAATATCTTAGAAAGGTGGAACGAAATGACAATTGGAGACAGAATAAAGCAGAGAAGATTAGAGCTTGATTTAAGTGTAGATGACCTTGCAGGCAGGCTAGGGAAGAACAGAGCCACTGTATATAGATATGAAAGTAATGACATTGAAAACTTGCCCATTACTCTGATGTCCACATTGGCAAAAGCATTGAATACAACGCCTGCTTTTCTAATGGGGTGGGAATGCGATGAACCTAGCCAGAATAAAATTACTGATCTAAGCAATCAAACTATCAGACTTATAAATGATAATATTGAGAAGCTTAATAATAATGGACAGAAAAAATTACTAGATTATTCTGAAATTCTTGTCGGAAACCCTGACTACGTAGAAGACAGTACGCCCATTCTTAATGCTGCACATGCAAGAACTGATATAAAGCAGACACCGGAAGGCAAGGCACATGATGATGCAATCATGATGGATCCAAAAGAATGGGAGTAATCTAATATGGGAGGGTGATAGTTTGACTTATGATGATCTGCTTATTGAAGCGGAAACAGAAAGACTTATCGTAAGGGAAAAACCCCTAAGTGATAATGATGGAAGAATCTATGGAAAATATGTGGCTATCAGAAAAAACATTCCGTCACTGGCAGAAAAGTCCTGCGTTTTGGCCGAAGAATTAGGACACTACTTTACAAACGCAGGAAATATTATTGATCAGGAAGCACTGAACAATCGGAAGCAAGAATATAAGGCCCGACTCTGGGGATATAACAAAAAGATTGGACTTCAAGGTATAATTCACGCTTTTGAACATGGCTGCCAGTCATGGGAAGAAACAGCCGAGTTCCTCGATGTTTCGCAGGAATATCTTTCAGATGCTATAAAATGCTATCATAGTAAATATGGTATCTGTACAACATTGGACTGCTATGTTATTTATTTTGAGCCCGCATTGGCTGTTGCAAGAATTGATAAGGTGTTTTAAAATGTCTTAAACTGATTTAACCGCAATGGTGCGATTAAAAATATATTCTACTACAAGGAGAAAAAGGTAATGAAAAAGAAAACTCTTATTGCAACTATTACTCTGATCACAACATTAACTTTTGCAGCGTGCGGTAGCACGGCACCCACAGCAACGAACAAGCAGCCTGCATCAACAAGCACTTCTGTATCTGCGAATACTACCAGTAGTACATCAACTTCTACTGCATCAACATCCACTGCAGAACCGGAGACAAAAGCTGAGCCGACCAAAGAGCACTTTGAGGCTGATCTGTCAGCTGGGAATTATATTGCCGGTATTGATCTACCATCGGGAACATATAATCTTACAGCCACATCGGGGCAGGGTAGTGTCTCATCATCCAATATGTATACCGGGGGCCTTAATGAAGTAATGGGAACACCTGCAGATGATATGACTACGGAATCCTTTAACGGTTTAAAGTTGGATAAGGATATTCAACTTACTCTGGGAGGAGATGTAGTATTACATGTTGTGGCAGAAGATGCAGATACTGGATCTGTAAAAGCAAGAACAGTTGCTGACGCCACCCCTATTGATCTAACTGCCGGAAACTACACATCAGGCACGGATTTTCCAGCAGGGAATTATAATGTAGTAGCAACGGGTGGAAGTGGAAATGTGAGTTCAAGCAATCTCTATGAAGGTGGACTTAATGAAGTAATGGGAACCGAAGGCAATGACGGCATGACTATAACACAATATAATAATGCAATGTTTCCAGAAGGAACAACGCTTTCAATTTCCGGCACATCCGTACAGCTTGTACCTGTAGGTGAGTAATTTTAAAATATAGAAGAAAATAAAGATAAAATGCCAAAAATGTGGCAGTGAAAATGTTTCAATTGAAAAGTAATTATAAAATAAGAAGCATAGCTCAGAACCTGACTAATATATTTAATTTTCATGAATACTTGACAAGGCTTTTGAATATGATAAAATATCATTAATTAGCGAATGACTGCTGTGCGGTAGCAAAAAGCCTTGGAATTTTATTCCAGGGTTTTTTTGAACCTTGGAGGCTCCATTAAAAACAAAACTACAATATTACATAACGGAGTTCTGCTGAAATGGGAACTTGGATTCAGCTCACTACTTGCTTGTCAACGCTTTATATTAAAAATTTAAATAAGAAATTGATTTGTGGTATTATATGTGGTATCATTTGAATACAATAGGAGAAAATATGAGTACTATTGAAAAAAAGATAAAAAAGTTTTATCGAAAGCCAATTCCAAACGATATTACCTTTACTGAGATGATATCTATAGCGAAACATTTTGGATGCGAAGTTAAAGAAGGGACAAATCATGCCCATGTCGTACACCGACCCTCAGGCACTATTATCCCTATTCCTAGACATGGTAATACTGTTGGTGAAGCTTACATTAAACAATTGAAAAAATTGTTTGATTCAATTAAGGAGGAATCATAATGCTATATGAGGCAAATGTTTATCAAATGAATGTAGAGGATCATATTTTCTGGGTTGCTGAAAGCAAAGTACTCAAAGGTTGTGTTGGACAGGGTGATACTTCTAAAGAAGCAATTTCTGAACTTGAGCTAAATGAAAAAGAATGGTTAAAAACTGCTGAAGAGTTTGATATCCCTGTTCCTCCCAGGACAGCAAAGGTTGACAAAAAATATAGCGGTAAGCTTTCATTAAGAATGTCCCCTTATGAGCATCAAAAATGTGCGGAAAATGCTGAGAATTTAGGAATAAGCATAAATCAGTATATCAATGATGCTGTGATTAACTACAGTAAACGTATCTCTGAAACCTACTCATCTGAAATCCCACAAGTGAACAACAACCAGGTAGCTAAAATTGTTGAGTTCAATAGTAGCCAGGGAACAAATGTTGATCTGGAGGAAATGTGATGCATAAGCTGGAAGTTATATCTATTAAAAATATCGAAAGTATTGTCATTAACAAAAGTACAGCTGAAACCATAAAGGCAAAAGCTGTAATAAACCGTAGTCAAACGCAATCAGAAGAAGACCCATCAGTTATATTGGCAAGAATGTCCTTCGAGTTAACACTTCCTGATGAAGAAAAAATTGATCCTTTAGATAAAAGTGTATATGTAAAGTCAGAGTATCATGCTGTGTTTAGATCTCTCGTGGACTATGAAAGCTTTGATAAAGATGAATTATTAGAAGAAATTACTATCAATTTATTCCCGTATTTGAGAACTAAGGTTTCAGAGCTTACCAAGGACGCTGGGCTTAAATCAGTAGAGATCCCTTTTGATTTTATATACAAAAGCAGTTCAAAAAATGAGAATCAATCTAAATAGGGATACTCAATAATTCAAATGACCATTTTGCTTTCAGCAAAGTGGTCAAATACTAGTCTCTAGTATTTGATTGGAGGAACATGTAATGGAAAAAATAAGAACCGGCGCGCTATATATCCGTGTCAGTACCGCTGATCAGGCCGAACTGTCACCTGATGCGCAGAAACGACTGCTGCTTGAATATGCGAAAAAGAACCATATCATTATTGGTGAGGATTTCATTTACGAAGAAAGTGTCTCGGGCCGGCACGCGCAGAAAAGGCCACGGTTTCAGGAAATGATTGCCATGGCCAAGTCCCAGGCACATCCAATCGATGTCATTCTGGTATGGAAATACTCCCGCTTCGCACGTAATCAGGAAGAATCTATCGTGTATAAAAGTATGCTGAAAAGGGACCATGTGGACGTGATCAGTGTATCCGAGCCCCTGATTGATGGCCCCTTCGGCTCTTTGATCGAACGAATCATTGAGTGGATGGATGAATACTACTCTATCCGTCTGTCCGGTGAAGTGTTGCGTGGCATGAAAGAAAAAGCTCTACGAAACGGATATCAATCAGTCCCGAGTTTAGGATACCAAGCTGTAGGGAAAGGAAAACCTTTTATTATAAATAAAGATGAAATAGAAATCATAAAGTTTGTTATGGACTCCTATGACAACAAAAACCTGGATCCAAGTGGGATTGCAAGGCGGTGCAACGCTATGGGGTATCGTACCAAACGGGGGAATCTCTTTGAGCGAAGGACTATAGAACGTATTCTGCGTAATCCATTTTATGCCGGTACAGTAGCATGGAATGGTGTGGAATTCGAAGGGGATCATGAAACAATTATCTCGAAAGAACAATATAATAATCGGATAAAGTTAATGGATGCCAGAAAGAAAACACAGAGCCATGATGTTTCGACTTGCAGGCATTGGCTTTCTGGTCTCGTGAAATGCTCAACCTGTGGTGCTTCCCTGGGTCACAACACTGCAAAAACTCCATTTTTTCAGTGTTGGAAATACGCCAAAGGATATCATGATGGTTCCTGCTACATTTCAGAGCGAAAACTGGAAAGAATGGTGCTGCAGTATTTTGAAGATATCCTAAATGGAAAGGAATTTACATATAAGAGCAGAGCAGATAAAGCAACAATAAACAACGATGAGCTGACCTTCCTGAAACACGAGCTCGATAAAATTGATACCAAAGAATCCCGTGTGAAAGATGCTTATGAGAATGAGATTGATTCCTTGGAGGAATATAAAGAGAATAAGGAACGATTGAATAAGCAGCGTGATGAAATCAAAGACAAGATCGAAGCAATAAAGAAGAAAACTGTTGATAAGCCTGTACCCAGAGATGAAGCTCTGAAAGAAATAAAGAATGTCTATGAAATATTAAAGAACCCGACAGCATCCTATGAAGTAAAAGGGAACTTTATCAGGAGTATTGTAGATAAGATTGTTTTTGATCGTAAGAAATGTCTTTTATTTTTTGATATTAATTTATAGGTTATTACAGTATGGTGGACCCGATGGTAATTACATATACTAATTTGGTGGAGGGAATTCTAAATTGTTTTTTCAACTTAGTAGCTATACTAGTCACATTTTTCTAAATACAATTGGTATAAATCTTCTCCAATTAAATATTTCAACTTTTGTCTCTCTTTATAAAATGATTCATCCACCCAGGAAGGATTATTAAGGAGTAAAAGTCGAATAGCTTTTTTTAAAAAAGTTATCATTGTAGTAAGCATAGAATGAATCTCTTTTTTAGATGGTCTCCTGTGGTCTATTATTTCCGAATAGTATTCGTAAATAGTTGCTTTCGACTTGACATTACTATGTACAAAATCACAGCATTTTCCATATTCTCCATCCATGTATTCTATCAATATCTCACTTCCATATTGTGCAAAATCTTCTTTTAATTTATTAAATAGATTTCTTACTCCTGTTTCATCTGAATCATCTAACTTGAGCACAAACCTTATATAGTTCTCAATCATAGAACGATAATTAATATAAAATTCTCTGTTTCTCATCCCAGCTAATGAACTAATCATAAAAAGGGAATCATTAATCAGGCATTTCCCATAATGTCCAGTGTTTTCGCATTGTTGTATCTGTTTTAAAAAAAGGATACTCTTTGTTACACATCTAAGAAGACAATCTTCTATTTCTGTATTTGTGCTCTTTACTAACCCTACGAATTTTTTTATTTCATTTTTCAAGTCTTGTAAATCATCATATGTATTAATCATTATAATCCATTAAGCCATCCTTTTAGCTTGTCATTTTCATCTCTCTTCTTTTTAGAATTTTCTTTAACTGGTACTTTATTCGAATGACCATTCATGTACCCGTTTAATGTTTCTATAGTAGTTTTATGAGCCCTCTCTATTTCCAAATCTGAGAGCAAGTATATGAATTTTATTGCACGTGCTGTCATTAGCGTTCTAGATTTAACCACATAATCAGGCAAATACAACCCTAGCGATTTTCTCAAAAATTCAGAAACAAACTTGTTCCTTTTAAACATCTCTTTGGAATATATAATTTCACAAAAAATACCTAAAAATTGTATTTTGTCTGTACTCTTATCGCTAAGTTTCTCTATAATGTAATGAACAAACTCAAAATTTGAAATTTTATCATTCAATTATTAATCCTCCTCACAAATTCATTGCATACATCTTCCATATCTTGCTTAGATGCAATATACTTTGAAGAAATATTTCCTTGTAACCCAACCATCAAATCTCTGACAAAATGTGTATAGCTCTTAAAAATCCCAACTGAGCGCACCATTTCACTATCCTCAAGTGTCTTCATTATCTTCTTCGTTTTATCAGTTTGATTTGATTCAATTCCAGTATATACAATTCCTAGACACTTTAAATTTAGCATTTCTTCAAACATTAATCTCTCAACCACCTGATTGAGTAGTTTTATCCCTAATATAGAATATCTATCCACCTTTACAGGTATCAAATAATAATCAGAGGCAATTAAAGCTGAGTCTGTAAACAATGAAATAGTCGGTGGACAATCTATAAAAATAAAATCATATGTATCTCTTAAGGATTTATCATCTATGAACTTCTTAATTCTTTTACTTGCTGAATTACTTTTGTTATTGTCCTCATAAATAAGGTTTATCGTTCCCGCAATTATTGAAATATTATCATCCATATCCAATATAACATCATTAATCTCTGGTAACTTTGGCTTTTCCGATATAATTGTTGGAGTCTCAAAGATCTTCTTAACAGTGTTACTTTTACTGTAGTTTGCCATATACTCTTCTTCTAAATCATATTCATTCATAACACTTTGTGTTAAATTGAACTGTGGATCAAGGTCAATATATAAAACTTTTTTATTTCTAGAATGAGCCAGAAATTCACCCATGCCTAAACAAAGTGTTGTCTTACCTACCCCACCCTTCATATTTATAAAAGAAACTACCTTCCCATTTTTATCCATTTGTATTCTCCCTACCATTTTTTTAAAGTATATGACATATTTTCACAATATGCAACACACAAAATAGATATCCAATTATAAAATCAAATATACAGTCTATTAATGGCCATTTATCCATATTTGTAATGCTGTAATACACTGACTCGGATGTGATAACACTCCATCTTCTGCCATCCCAAATTTACGCTGTAGTGCACAATTAAATCCTGATCCAATATAGCCGTCTTTCTTAACACCTAACCATTGTTGCATTTTCCTAACCAACATGCTTCCACCGTTCGGAGTATTGGACCACTCTGCGGATACAATGCCAGGGCATAGATGCTTGTAGGAGTTAAGCTGGTTGCTGATGACACCGTCTATCGGTAGACCGAAGTACTGCTGCAATCTCTTGGTGGTATCGGATCCCCAGATACCATCTGCTGTAAGCACAATCTTCCCTGCAGGCTTTGGTTTTATCTGTTCTTTTTTAGGCTGATCCAGCACGACATACTGCGTTGCCATCCATCCAACTGTATTGTTTGCTTTTATTTTCGCCCATGATCCTGAGGTCTCTCCGTTGATTTCAAACCGGTTTCCTCTGTTAAGCTGAAACAACACGGACCCATTCGGAGACTGCCGTACATTGACAGAGTTACCTCCGCAGGTCGCAGTACCGGTTGCGTGCCAGTTTTTTACCGGCGAAGACTGCACTGGCGCCGATGATCCGCCGCTGATCCGCGTCTTAAAATCCTGCCATGTGTGCTTTGTGTGGTTATAGACATATGGGTTAGGGCAGATTTTGCCGGTTACATCATAGTGTCGAATAACGTGATCGGCAGGAATATTATATTTTGCCATTAGTTCCTTAGTCAGCTGGACTGCCCCAGCGACTGTAGCATCCTCAAAGTACCAGTCTCGACTTGTATCCGCTTTACTGCCCTTATTGCGGACGCACAACTCAATACCGATAGAGTTAGCATTGCGACACTCTGGATGCTTGTAATGCTTGGCTCCGCAATGCCATGCGATGTCCTTGTCTTCTACAGACTGCCACACTTCTCCGGAAAATCCTACAAAGTAGTGTGCGGATGCTCCCACATACTGGCTTGCATAGTACTGACAATTGGCTTTGGCTCCACCTGTAGCGCCCACATAATGGATTACAATGTATTTGATTCTGCCGGTGTTCCCAGCTCGTTTAAGGTTTATCTTTGTTAACAGTTTGTTTATTTGCATTATATTGTCTCCTCCTTATCCTGCGGTTCCTCCGTTTCTTCTGTATTTTCGGGTACTTCAGGAATACCTGCTGTACTGGTCAGTAAGGACAATACACCGGCTAATACCGATGCAGACACAACATACCGCCAGTCTACTTCCCCAAGTGCTGCAGCCGCTCCAATGCCGGCGATTGCCGCCTGCGCCATTGTCTTGATTGCTCGGATCCCTGCTTTTTGTAACCATTGTTTCAGATTTCTATTCTTCATGTTTTCCATCCTTCCTGACAGGTAGAGTCTGTATCTCCTGCCACATCCTTGTTGCCATACCATTACCGCCTAAAGCATGGTAGGCAATATACATTTCATAGTAATTTTGATACACGTAACTGGGTATGTACCCGAGTTGCATGTACTTGTCGTGGTACTCGATGAGCTGCACCCTTAAAAGGAGCATGGTACCCGTAGAGTTTGCATCTCTGTCTCGCTTTTGCTGTTTTAGCAGCCATACAATATATCCCAGCACAATGGGCAAAACTATAAAGTAAGACTGTTTTAGGATGTCTGTCACATCTCTATACCTCCAATTTTAAGCATTAAAATAGCCCAGCCTATTCGGACTGGACTAGAGAACTTATTTTTTTCTGTACATTTTTGATAATCTCATCAATATCAATTTCAGATTTATCGAGAGTAAAACGCCCATTAACATAATCACTTTTTTCAGGGTCTGAATCATCAAATGTAATCCCATATGATTTTGCATCATAACTTCCAGTGTCATAATCAAACGATATTCCAGTAATTCTAATCATTAAACATCACCTCCTTCCATTATTCCGGATATGGATCGGCAGTTATCCAAGCCGCATTCATCCAAAAATCTTCATTCGCTGGAATACTAACCTGATTCTCCACGATAACAACACCTGCCTCGTCGTTGCCGGATGGTCTTATCTTAATATCCATAACCTTCGTATTCTGCTTACTGACTAATCTTAAAAACACGGTCTGCTGTGTCGGTCGGAATCCTTCCGGTATTCGTTCATTCATAGAGGTATTATTCAATGGCGCCGCAACACTAAAATTCCAATACCCTTGTAGGGATACAACATCCCCATCTCGAATTACAGTGGAGGAATTGTTTTTTTGGTACCCCATATTGAAGAATTTCCATATAGGTTTCAACTTTTTGAGTCGGTATAATTCGTCGAATCCAATGAATACTATCTCACCTTTAGTGGCGTCAAAGGAAGATATTCCTTCATAGGACAGCTCCGTGTACATTTTCATGTTATTTTGCGCATCCTTAAGCATTGTTGTGTATCTGTCTGGATACAACCACCATGCTCCCTTATATCCGTCTCCGGCTCGTGTGTACTCGTTTTTGATGCCGCCACCATAAATGGAGACTTGGCCGTCCATAGCCTCCTCGCCCCACTCTGACTCAGTTTCTGTATGATACGGATTGGTAATCGTGCCCATAACAGATGATATGGCAGATAAGTTTTGCACGTTGAGATTTTCGGTTTGTATCAACCATATCTCCCACGCTGTCCCGTTGTACTTTTTGATTACCCCGTTTCCACCAGTACTTGTATCTTGCCATAGCTGCCCTGCTTCTGGGTCTGTAGGAGCGGTATCGGAAACAATTACGCCAGACTGCCCTTGCTTCGTTTTAACGACGCTTAACGATCTCTGTATAATAATATCTTTATAGATTGCTTGTAATATCGCAGTGCCATAGTCCGCTGTATCCGGCATTGCTGTAATGCTGTACGCACCCGTCACGCTGCTAATAGTAACAGTTACATTATTGCTGGACACAACACCGTATGCAATATCAGAGATTACTTTTTCGGTTCCATTATATACCTCAAAATCTCCTACTGCTTCGCTGTAATCGCTTACACTACCATCCGAGTTTGCAGGTAATACAATCGGACTAAGCGTTAAATTACCCGTAAGAGCGTTATCTCCAGATACTCCGTTTTGCCCGTCTGCACCTCTAAACTTAGCCCACTTATATTTCGTCGGATCTTGGCTAGCACCCTGGATAAGATCGGTATATTGTCCCATGTAATATCTGTCTGTGCTGTCAGTGATACTGAAGTTAGTTTTACCATCTGCGCTGTTCGCATAGGCGATATGTAGATATGTTGTCTGTCCATCTATGCCGGCTGGCCCTTCGGGTCCTTCTGGCCCTACATCGCCGTCCTGACCGTCATCGACATTCACCAATGTGGCCTCAGCCTCTCCGATCTGCTCGTTGCTACTGTTAAACACTGCAAATCTGTATACGGCTTTAGGCGTTGCGAGTGCAGCGGTTACTGTTATGCTGCGATCATTACCTATTAAACTACCATTGCGAAACCACTGATAAGTGAATTTTTCCGATGCATCTAACCGCCCATCACGGACCTGCGCAGTTAATGTGGTGGATCCAGCGCCATTGTGAAACTGTGTCCCATTATCCGAAGAAATGGAGCACAGAAACACCTTATTGCGTTCCATCATATCCCGCATGGCAGCCAATAGCGAAGGATCAATCTCGCTCTGAAGCTCAACCACATTACTAAAAGTGGTCTTATTTTGCGTTTCATCGACGAAATATTCTTCCTGCTCCGACACTCGAGCCTCTAGGATTAACATAGGCGTGTATCCGTCGTCTTCGATCGAAAAGGTATCACCGATGCTGGCATCGAAATAACCTTTGATTTCGTAGGTTACTTGAGGCACACTATATTTTTTAAGCTGAGCAAGTGCCTGACCATACAACGTTGCCTGACTGTCTGTATCGTATTCCCAGTCATAGCTGGCATAACGGTCCTGAGTCCTATTAGAGTTACTTGGAAATCGGTCTCTGGCCTGTGGAGCAAAGATCAGATTGCCTGCTGTATAATATAGTAGGTTTCCGTTTTCATCATACTCCGTTCTTTCGTAACCTGCTAAGTCCAGTCCGTCACGGCCACGAGGTCTGATCGCGGAGAAAAAGTCCGTAATATCCGATTCCTTCCTTATGGTCTCTATCTCTTTGCCCCATCGCAATATTTGTCCGGTTTTTCGTTCCCCCAGTCCCTGATATTGATCACTGTGTTCCCTGTAAACATTCAATGTTATCTTGTCAAGTGAGTAATTATTATTTAAATTGGTAACAAACTCTAATTCAGATTCAAAACTGTTAGCGATAGAATACAGTCTTGCCAGTACTGTCTGGCTTCCTTCCCAACTCAGCACCATAGATTTATTGCTTACCTCATTGATACCCAGCGTCAATGTCCCTTCTGGGTCAAATTCCTTCAGATACTCGCTGAAACTCATTGCTTTTGGTGCTGTATATGGTTCTCTGGTCTCATTTGTCATCTCAAGAATCAGGCCGAAGCACGATATCTCTATGTCCCTTTCGTCCTTAGATACGTTGATAATATTGCACATATAATCCTTAGACTTATATACAAATGCGATCTTATTGCCCTCGACTAGATACTGACTATCCGTATCCTGACTGGACGCCTTAACATCTAGGGTGTATGCAGATCCCTGAAGATAGGTGTGAAGTATTGCCTCATCGTAATGGGTAGCATCAGGGATGGAGTTATCAAAAAAAGTTAAAACATGCTCAAAATGATCCAATACTGCCAATCTTACGTTTTGCATTATAGCCACCCCTCTCTTATTTTTGCTGTAATATCCGGTTTTGGATCCGCAAAATCGGAGTAATAAAACTGCACCTTGGTTTTCCCCGGCTTAGCTAACGGATATATGGATCCTCTTATTTCATCATCTGGCCGTAAAATACCATCGGTATAAATCTTGCCCTCGTGTCCGTCTATTTCGACTGTACTGTCTTGTGGATACCTATTTGGAACATCATCTAATTTATCCACATTGTGTTTCTGAAATACCAATGACCGAAATGCAGATCCCGTAACCATTGGTAATGTATCATAGCCTCCGATATATAGCTGTATCTTTGTACACACCTTATCGGCCAAATCAGGTACGTCTACGCTGTAGCGTGTGCCATAATAGTATCCTCCAAGAGTGGATCCCATTTTAACAACATCGGCATGGCCTCGTTGCCAATCGAACATGTTTTTGCCATAAGCGGCCATACTTGGCTCAAAATATTCATCAAAATATTTGTGTTGCTGACTCCCTCCACCCCTGAGCATCACGTGGGCTCGATTGCTATTCAAGTTATTTTTTTCGATCATGTAACAAAATATTAGTTCATTGTTTTCATCTAAAAAGTTTATCGACATTGTGGATACTTGCTTGACAGCCCCGGTTTCAAACCAGGCATTAAAATAACACCAAAAATTCTTAGCACCTGCGATGCCCTCGGAATCTGGCGGTATTTCTTTCGATATCATTCCACCATTAACTCCCACAGTACCACCACGATCAACCAATTGTAGTATGTTCTGCCCGCTGTAAGGCTTCATCTGTAACTTTCCATTCGTCTTTTTTGCGGAGTTCTCTGGATGCGTGCTTGTATCCCTCGTCCAATCACTAAAATCGTTGGTGTTTATCAGGTTTTCTGACTGCTGATAAGGCACCTCGTCAACCTCCGAAATTCTCCCCATCTGCAGCACTGCATCTTCAGTTACCACGCCCAAAAATCCGTTGTCATGGTTATTTTTAATTGTGTAATCAATTGGAACTTCCGCAGTTCCTTCATTATTAATAATTGATTCGAGTACGCCCTCTGAATTTATACTTGCTTGGAATTCTTTTTCATCAACTGCATACTTATGCGGATCAGGACAATAGATTGTGAATGTGGATGTTACGTTCAATCTTCCCTTTGGGGGAGCTTCAGATTCTGCCTTGCTTCCTATATAATACTTGTCAGATTCGTCAGCAAAAATCAACTTTGCTTCCTTAAAATTCAGAAGACCGTTCAGAACGTTATATTTCTGCATCAATTCTTCCGGACTATCTGCAAACACCTGATACTCCACTTCAATAATCCGGCTGTCCTGATAGTAGTTCTGCATATAAGTATGATCGCCGATCCGTTTCTCATCATAGTCCATACTGTGGGTTTCTCGCCCTGAAACTGTCAGCGTGCGGTAGCCATCAATAACATTCTCGATATATACACTATTAATCGAAAGAGCCTCTGCAGGGAGAGACTCTTCATTACTGCCATGTTCAATTGTATCAATAAATCTCATATTCCCTCCCTACTGATTCCCTTGTAATCTGTTTTTAAATTTCTCAGTTTTCTTGTTCTTTTCCTGCACATACTGCGCGGATCCATAGCCTACTTCTCTACCATCCATCACACTTGTTACTTCTGCATTTACATAGATCACAGGACTATACTCGTATTCAGCACTCAAAGTGCGATTCATGGAAAACGTCCCACCACCTGCTCCGGCAAGTTCAGGCACATCAGGTATTTGTACCATGCGATCACTTACTCGTTGAACTGTATCACTCATGGACTCAATGCCGTCAGCGAAACCTTCTCCAACAAATGCACCAAGTTTTTTAAATACTCTTGATGGGCTGTGGATCTGTGCTTTAGCTCTGACCGCTTGTTCGGCGGCTGCAGCCATTTGAGAGGCGATTGATCTTATATGCCCCAAACTTGATGCCATACCGTTTGCAAGCCCTGCTCCGATATTGGCTCCAACACCTCGCATTCTTCCGGTCGCCGAGTTAGCGGCTGAAACAATTTGATTTGCAGTACTCCTCATTGTTGAGACCGCCCTCGATCCACCAGATGAAAGAGCGGAGTTAAAACCGTTCATACTCTTAGTCGCAACACCGGGCACAGGTTGTAATCCTGATTGAACACCGTTTTTCACACCGTCAGCCATTTTTCTACCAGCTGTTTGTGCACTGCTTGAGCCAGATGAAAATGCGCTCGTGAATTTCTTTACGGCATCCTTTGCTTTGTTTCCCAAAGCATCCAGACCATCCCCAACAATGCTGACTGAGCTCTTCATGCTACTGATTGATTTCTGTGCAGACTTTGCATTGCTTGAAATAGATTTCATACTTGAATTTACCAGTTTCAGTGCTGCGGCCATTAAAGTACATCCGGCAGCTGATCCTGTCATTGCAAGACCAAAAGCTAATGCTCCGGCTGTAGCGACTAAAAATGTTGGTCCTAGTAGCAATAAGGGAGCATTCAGCACGAGCAAACCTGCCGCAAGTCCTACAGTAATCGCAAGCATTCCTGCAAGTCCCGCTGTGGCTGCTATGGCACCGGATCCAACCGGGGGAAGGGCAGCGCCGACAACTGTTAATGCCGCTCCCGCGACTGTAAGTCCTGCCCCAAGCACAACTGCGCCTGCTCCAAGTGCAAGAACTCCTGCCGCTGCGATCATAACCACACCGGAAACAAGTCCAAGTCCAACAGCTACAACCGCAAGTCCTGCACCAAGTACAGCGCTGGCCACACCGGCAGCTGCAGCACCTGCAGAAAATGCAAGCATTCCCGCTCCAAGACCCGCAATCGCTACAGCACCCTGCAACCCATATTGAGCAATTGTAGGCAATACGCCAGCAACGATTGACAATGCTGCACTTGCCGCAAGAGCACCAACACCGACCAGTGCAATTGCCGCACCGAAGGCAACAAAGCCGACTGCACCGGCGGTAAGTGCTGGGCCTAAAGCCGCAGCTCCCACTGCGAGCAACGCTATAACACCCACAAGGCCAGCCACGGCCACTGCGGCCATCGGACCAGCCTGAGCCATTTGAATTGCAGAATTTACAATCAATGCCAGCCCCAAACTGGCAAGCGCTATTCCTGCTCCAAGAGCAATAAACGCTACAGACATCTGTAAAAGACTGCCTGAGCTTGATGCACTTGCACTTCCGACTGTCTGTGTGGCTGTGGATACACCTGTTAACTTCCCCGCAATCGCCCCTACACCTTTTCCCGCAAGTCCCATAATACCCTTTGAGAAAAGCCCCAGTGCCGGAGCTACTGCGCTTACTATTTTAAATCCTTTATATGCAAGAAGCAGTTGGGGCAACTTCGTAATAAGGTCTGCAATCTGATCGGAATGTTCTGTCAGAAAACTGGCAAACTTTTTAATGGCGTCCGTAGCAGTTCCCATGATATCTGAAAAGTTACTTACGCTTTCTGTGGATCCGAACGATCCTGTGAGTTCACTTAAGCTATCGCCAATAGCGCTGACTGCTTCACCGAATGCTTCTTTAACCTGGCCAGCATCTTCTTTGATAACGTCCCAGTATGGAGATATTTTATCCAGTACACCAGGGATCTTCTCCGCCATCCAGTCGAATGCGGATCCAATCTTGTCATTCATCCCATTGATAGCATCAATCACTTTTGTTTTCGCAAAGGAATCATACAGCTTCTGTATACCGCTGGACGCTGTTGCTTCCATGTTCCCCATAGCACCTTCAAAAGTTGTTACGGATGTAGCCGCGTCTTTAGCCATGTCGGTCATACCGATGTTATTCATGGCCTGTCCCAAGAGCTCTGCTGTGATCTCGCCGTCTTCCATTGCGCCTTTAAAATCTTTACCGATAACGGGATTGAGCTTTGACAACTCTTTTCTTAATCCACCGGCTAACTGTGGGCTGGCATTTAAGATCTGATTCCAGTCCTGAGCATGGAGGGCACCAGCAGCCATTGCCTGGCTATATGCCAATCCAACAGCGCTAAATTCTTGCGCACCGCCGCCGAATACAGCAACTGCGTTGCCAACAGCCTCGGTCATTTTATCAGCGTCCTTAATTCCATTCGCTGAAAGTGCTCCGAATGTACTCAGAACATCGTTAAGAGAGAACACGGTATCATCAGCATAGGTTTTTAGAGAACCTGTAGCACCGGCAATCCTCTGTATTTCTGCTTCTGGCGTACCGCCGAACCGCATTGCTGTCTGCAGTTTCTGCATAGAATCGGAGGTTCCTATCGTTTCCTTGGTAAGTCCTGTAAGGCCGCTGGACACCATAGAAAAGGCCTTGTGTCCGATGCCAGCCATGATACCGAATCCAAGGCCGCCTGTAAGAGTGGTCTTCAAACTATTTGCAGATCCCATTGCGGTTTTTAGAGTAGACGAAAATCCATGATCCACCGCAGAAAGTACTGCTCTTACAGAAAAATCACCCATTCATTTTCCCTCCTTTCCTTAACAATTTTCCGATACCTTTGAACCTCTCCTGTGGCTTATCTGACTTCTTCTTTTTCACGCTGGCAATCGCTTTTTCATAGTCAAAGAATTTATTAAAAGTGTTATAAACCGGCCTGGTCTTATTTCTTCCGGAAGGCTTTTGTGCCTGAACCTGATAATTTAAAAAAGCCTGCTCATGGCGTCTATATTCTTCATCCACCATTTGCAGGTTATGTGCTTCAATCAGCAGCTCATATTCAGGTATCGTAAGCTGATCCACCTCCGATAGTCTCTTAAATCCGAAATAGCGAAAGCAATTAATAGCTATCTCATGGTACATTTCTTCAATGCTTACTGGTTTGCTCTTGCTTTTTGATTCTCCACCGCTTCCAGAATCTGGTTTGTCACTTTTCTGGTAGAGTTTGCTGTCTTTAAAAAACCCATAACCTCATCAAACACCTCATCAATATTGGTGTTTTCATCATCAATAAAGGCATCAATCGCCGCTTTTGTCAGACGAGGGTTCTGCCCTTTGTTTGCTGTATCAAGTACATCCTCCAAAGCTTCCACATCACCATCAATAATTCTCGCTATGTTATAGCGCGCCCCAACATTTCGCCTTACACCAGGTGCGTCGCTGTCTGTAATAGAAACTTTCGCGTTCATATCCCGAAGAAAGCCCATCCCAAAGTTGAATTGATATACCTGACCGTTAATTGTTAATTCCTGCATCTATTTTTTCCTCCATCTACTCACTTATTATCGCCATATCAACGATCCCTTGACCTACTATGGCTGACGTGCCAAGGGATGTTATTCCCCCGACGTGTCTTTTTTTGTATCCTTAAATACCAGGTCAGCGATAGCCTGCTGTTCATCACTTACAGTCGCATAGCCATCAACACCTTTACCGTCAATGGCAAACTCAAGTGCAACCTCTGCATGATCCTCACTATTTGAGGTCAGCTCATAGCTGGTGGCATATCCATGATAGTACGTAGCAGCGAACTTGCCTTCATTTGTGTCATCGCCGGGATCATCAAGGTTTGCCTCCCAGATCTCCAACATATCGCCATTTAATACCGCTGCTTTTATCTTTTTAGCAATCTCATCATTCTCGCTGGCAAAAATCGCCGTTGCCTTAATTTCTGTCTCAGGATCTTTCGGAACCCTGATGCTTCCACTCTTCGTGGAAACCGTGTCCGAATCACTCGAAATGGACGTACTGTTTTCTGTTGTGAATGCAATTGCTGTCGCATCATTCGTCTTCGCCTCATCCAAAAGGCGATATAAATATACAATTCGTTTGCCTTGTATAACTGACATATTTTTACCTCCTATACGTCAAATTCTAAATGAACCATGCATCGCCAGATCGGAGGTGTCACGGTTCTGTCTTGTATTACTCTGATTGTGGAATCACTTACTCTCATGGATATTTGATACCCAAATACATCTGTCAGCTGCATTGCCTGCCTGAAAAGAGCTTCTCCTGCATCGGAGACGTGCTTCCGCTTGTCCTCGGATTCCCAGAGGTTTAGATCAACCGCAATCCGTGCAAGCGTTCCATTCTTTGTACCTACGTAGCTGGAAAGAAAGTCTTCAAAATCCGCAAAAGGATATATGACTTCCGTCATAGGACGGCTTTCATATACATGCTCTGCGGCCAAAGGTGATACAATCTGCCATAGCTTATCGTGTATGGCTTGTTCTACTGTCTTTTCCATATACCCCTCCTACTTTACCAGCTTCTTCATGTCCGCCTTAAACTGACCTTCTTGCCTCTCCAGAGACGGGCGTATATAAGGCTGAGCCCTCATGTATCGGGTCCCATATTCCACATACGGCGCATATTCAGCGGTTGGCTCAACCTCTGCAGTCAATCCACTGTCCTTAATTTCAAGACCGATGCTGCGTTTCAAAGTACCAGTGTCTACTGGTACAACACGCTCAGCAGCGGTCTGCAGTTCAGACCCGTTTTGTTTTACAACTCTCTTTACATCATCAAGCTTTACATTCTTTTTCAGGGCTTTCATGAGTTCATCAACGCCTTCAATCTTTAACTCAGCCATTGTTCTGTATCACCACCAAGCTCTGTGTATCACTGGGAAGCCTCTCAGTGTCCGTATGATAAGCTTTTCCGCCTATTTCGATAAGATCATAAGCTTCGCCATAAACACGCTGTAAACGTACAACAAGCCGGTTGGCTTTCACATCACCAAACACGGCCTGCTGTCGGTCTGCACCCATGTGTGTTACATTCGCATATTTCTTTGTTCTTACTGGCTCTCCCTGAATCCATTCTCCTGCTTCCGGATCATAATGTTTCTCAGCCTCTTTAACAAAGAAAATAGGGGTATTATATCTCAAATGAAACGCACCACCCCTCGATGATTGTTCTCCTGTTCTTCGCACCATGCCTGTATAGCAGAGAGATACGGGGCAATATCATCCCCGTATGTAATGCTTTCACCTTCCTGGCTGTAGCTGGACATACCTTCGTTGCCGATCCGGTTAAACCGTACAATCGCAAGTTCAGTCACGATATACTGCAGAGCCTCTGGCACTTCTTCAATTCCGGCTGGCAAATAAGCAAGAATCTGTTTTTCAGCATTATCAATGATCAGGCTCAGCTTCTTATCCTGATCAGTCTCTGTGATGTCCAGTAATACTTTTACATCATCAAGTGCTGCCATTTAATCACCGCCCTATTTCGCCGCATCTTCAAGCGCCTGAACTCGAGTTGTAAGTGCTGTTAAGTCTGATGCACTTGCTGACTGAATATAGTCTCGCATACCGCCCAAAGAACCTTTTTTCAAGAATGTAATTCCGGGGTTAGGTAAATTTGTAATATCTTCCAAAGCGGTCTTTCTTGCATCCAGCTTGGCGATCCATTCTTCGTATCTGTCGAGATCTGCCTTTAGAATAAGAGCTCCAGCCGCCTTTGCGGCGGCGAGGTTCTCCTTCAAAGAAAGATTTTCATTTATCTCATATGTTCCATATTCCCTTTTGGGATATGCTTCATCAGCCATTATTCACCATTCCTTTCTTCAAATTAGCCGGTCATTCTGACAGTATCGCGTATCCGGGTATCGCCTGTCCGGCTATAGGCGAAGTCATTCCCCCGATCCACCAGTGCCGGCAGATACAGTAATAACTGCAATTGCGTCCTGATACTCTGCAAACAATCTCAGACCCATAAGCGCGTAGGACTCTGACAGCGCACGGCTGTAATTTCCTTCCGTATGGAACCCGATCAGGCCAGTTTCAGGGTCAGTAGTGTATGCCAGCCCTGCCTGTGCAAATTCGGAATCGCCCGGATCCACAAAGTAACCGATCATGTTGTTAATCGGTGTTGCAATAATCTGTCCCTCCTCCAGTTCGGAAGAAATAAACATCACATCAGCGCCCATGAAGTTTTCTACGTAATCCATACCAAAAGCGGTCTGAATCGTGATAGGGGTCGCACCGATATACTTATACAGATCAAGAGTGTTCACCCATACGGCAACGCCAGTAGCTGTTCTGTGGATCTTTTTGAACTTGTCCTTGACTCTTCCGATAGACATCGCAACGCCCATCTGAAAAGTAGTTTCTGTCGATTTAAGTGTTCCAGTCTTCATGAAATCGTAAAAACGATTCAGCACGATATCCTGAAGCTCGGTTTTGAACTCTTCATCGGTCATGGCAACCGCTACATCATAGCCATGTTCTGCGATAGCCTCTGCAGTCACACCTTTGCGGTATTTTTCAAGCGTAATGGTATCAAT